GAAAAAATTTCGGGGTATTTTTTTGCGTAAAGGTTTTTTATGTGCTATAATATATGCATAAACAATCCAATTAATCCATGAAATCATTAGCACTGACTGTACTAGGTCTTGCCATTGCTACACCATCATTTGCTGGTCAATCATACATAAGAACTAGCAGTGAGTTCAGAGGTAACGAAGACGGTTACAAGAAACAAGTTCAAGAAGTAAGACTAGGGTATGCAGATAGACTTGATGATGGCATCGATGGTTTTATTGAACTAGGACAGGGTGTTGTTACTAAGGATGGAGAAGACTTCCTTACTGGTAAATCATTCACTCTTGTTCAGGTAGGTGCTAGAGCTAGGGTAACTGAAAAGTTTGAAGTAAGACCATCAGTACAGAACATGTGGAAAAATGGTGATAGAAATTGGGAAGTTAAAGTTGACACTAGGTATAAATTTTAATTAACAAAAGACCCTTTATGTTAGAATGCTGACATAAATACTTGAAGAATAGGAGGCTTCATGCACAACCTGATCTCGCACAATCAACTACAGTACACAAAACATTCTGCCGATCACCCACCCGACATAACCGAAGAAGTAATGTCCGAATACTTTGAATGTATTGTTGACTATAGCCCCAACCCACATGCACGAAAGATGTGCAGACATATCTTAGAGTAGTAAGCATAAGCACCCAGAAATGGGTGCTTTTTTTGTCACAAGTTTAAGAAACTCTAAAGATATTATAAAAAACAGGTACTTTTATGAGTAAACCATGATAAATTAACATGTAGACTTCCATTTTAATCCATGTCAGGTGATTACTTCACACATAACAATCAACAACCCCCATTGCCAGAGAAATGCAGAGCATCTATAGCAATGGATGAGATCAAAGCAGATCAGATACAAAAAATATTTTCAAATATGAATAAAGGTTTTAGAACAGGCAGTCCACTACAGGAGTAGTTACTTGCCTGTCTTTGGTTTATGTGAGTAAATTGTACCACCATGATGATTAATCGTAAATGGTTGGTGGTCTTCAGGAAATAGTGTTTCCATACCATTATTCTCACGTGATATCGGTACTGTTATACCATCTAGTCCTGTATTAAGTAACAAAGGTAGATGTCTTATATTCATCTCATGGTATTTCATTCCGTATGATTTGAGATAGTCTATAGACATTCTATTAACATTAGTCACAGAAGGACCTATTACATTCTCACCATCAACTACAAATATATCTTGGGGGAACAAGTATAAGTTCTCTTTGTATTTACATGGACCTATGGTATCTTCATACCATCCTTTCACAAAGTTCTCTACTGCCTCCTGATTCTCTTTAACATCTTGATCCATCCACCACGCTTCACCATAGCGTCTCCAAGATAGATCTACTTTCTTTTTAAGTTGTAATCTATGTGGCATCTTTCTTGTCTGTATCACATCCCAATCAGGAAATGTGTTTTGATATACTCTTTTGTTCTTTCTGCTCAATATAATACCTGGTTTTAAAACTGTTACTGTCTTAGTAGTATGTCCTTCAAGGTCTAGTAGATGACACCTACGGTCAGGGAATAGTTCTTCAAGTTTCTTTTTAAATATAACTCTGTTCTCTTCATTCAACATGTATTGCATGTTGAAGTATAGATCTTTACCTATCTGTAAGCATGTACTTGAATTGATATACCTATCATATACTATCTCAGTACCAGCATCTTCTAAGTGTTTTATCAGTGGGTTCCATGGATAGAATGCTGTTTCAAAATCAGGTACAGGAAAGTCTACACATTGTGCTAGTTTTAATATGCTTATAGGTTTACCTACCATACTATGTTCTTGTAGCACATAGTCACGGTGTAGTTCTCTTCTGTCAGTAATATATTCTCCCTTCAAAGTATTCATATTCCATGTCGCCATGAAAAATTTTTCACCAATGCAACCCATCTGTCTATTGACATGTAATGGTGGTGGTGCTGGCATCCTTAGTGTTTCTTTTTCGGATGCATGTGGAATTCCTACGATATGATCTTCTATATTATCACTGATCTCTGCTCTTATTACTTTAACTCCCAGTCCTCTTAGTAAACTAGCATATCTGTCTAGATCTTTGCAGGTTTCTTCTGCAATCTTCTCCATATAATATCTTATCTTACCATTTCTTATGGTGCTGTAGAATTCTGGTGGGTATGATGACCCCAGTACACAATCGGTGAGTCGATCCCAAGGTTGATATATACTCATCATATAATATAATATGTACTTATATTTAGACCATAAATAAAAGAAATTATAATGGCATTGTTATGACGGATTGGCATAAGGTATCTGAGTCTAGCCGTACTACTCCAAGTGGAATGCAATTACCTGAAAGGGTCTGGTGTACAGGAGCACCAGGATCTAGATGGGCAGGTGTTGCTGCTAAGTTAGAAGATAAATGCCCTGTTAATTTTAATACTACAGATAGACTTGCACCAGGTCGTGAGCGAGACATGTGCAATGCTAACTTCACACCAGCATCACCTAAAGGATTTCATAAGGGTGCATACTATGGTGAAGGTATGGAGTTTGAGTCTAAAGTTGATGGAGATTATGTAGACCAACCATTTGACCTTGAACATAAGGGTTGTAGGATGATTAAGTCTCATGAGTGGGCACATAAACTACCTGAAATAAAAGAGAAGTACCCTAACGATTGGATATGGTTGATCTATAGACCTGATGATGCATGCTTTGCATGGTGGTATCAGTTGGGTGGTTTTAATATAACCTATCCAGACTACACCCACTACCAAAATCAAAGTAGGATTATGTCATGCATTAAAGAACAGAACTATAACATGCTGAACTTTTCTTATAATTTTAATGCTAGTTGGAATTTTATGAGCACTGAATGGGTTAGAGATCAGTTTGGTGTACTAGCATACTTCCAAGCGGATAAGAGATGGAAATACTCACCCATGTATAGAGATTATGATAATCCTGAATTCTCTGAAGAAAATGACCACAAGTATTCTCAAGAAGTATGGAGAAAGAGTACTCAGTTTTCTAAGGAAGCAAATATGTTAGACTCTGAGTGTCCTGTGACATATAAAAAAGTTCTTCCATTTTGTGATATACTTAACACGGTTATTAAACCTGAAATGAAATGGCCAGACAGAAGACAAGAACCAATCGTAAAGTAAGGTTTGTTAAATGGTTTAGTGCAAGTACAATACTTGTCGCTATGGTCTTTCATGTGCTAGGATTGACACCATGGAACAGTCTGCTTCAATTAATTGGTGCAGCAGGGTGGACATACGTAGGAATCAAATGGAATGAACGTGCTATAGTAACCAACTTCTTACCACAGTTCTTCATCATAATTCCTGGTCTTATCTACCTGTTCTTTTTCAAATAAATAAATTTTTAACCTATCATATGTCACTAGCAGCTGCCACCGTATACAGTAGACAAGGATGCCCATATTGTGTTAAAATAAAACAGTTATTCACCCAGTTGGAAATCCAACACGTAGAATACGAACTAAACAGAGACTTCACAAGGAAATCTTTTTACGAAGAGTTCGGTGAAGGATCAACCTTTCCACAAATAGTGATAGGAGATCAAAAAGTCGGAGGATGTACAGACACTATCAAATACCTACAGGAAAAGAAAATTCTGTAGACCCAATAAATAAAGGTGCAGAGCTTCTACTAAGGAGGAAGAGGACACAAAATCTTATCAAGTTTGGTAGATTTCCTTTCTTCCGTAAGGAATTAACCTTCTACCTAGAAATAAAAGACAGGTAACATGGAGAAGAACAATGACCTTGGACACCAACGTAGTATTCATTTCATTATGTGTTATGATAGGAGTACTAACACTAGGATTGGGTCTAGTGATAGGGTATCTGTACAGAGCATACATAAATGATGTGACACCTCAGTACACACATCCTGAATGCTACGATGAAAACGGTAATCCATTACCTGATGAGATCATCGCTTTTCGATTTGAAAAACTTAACTATGAAGATGACGACTAACTATGGCTAAACTTCCTGACAATCCTTTAGTTTCTGAACTGTTCAAAGCAGTACATGGCAAGAAGACTGTTCCACTAAAGGTTGAGTTGCTTAAGCAACACAAAAGAGATGATGTAAAAGCATTACTCATCTGGAACTTTGACAAAGGTATTGGTAGTGCTATACCTGAAGGTGAAGTACCTTACAAAGTGAATGAAGCACCTGCTAATACACCAGGTCATACTAGGTTACTACATGAGTACAGATCATTGTATAACTTTGTGACTGGTGGCAACAACAAACTATCTCAGATGAAACGTGAGACTATGTTTGTTCAGTTGCTTGAGTCTTTACATGCAGATGAAGCAGCATTACTTCTTCTTGTTAAGGATAAAGAACTTCAATCTAAGTATCGTATTACACGTAGTGTAGTAGAGCAAGCATATCCTGAGATTAATTGGCGAGATAGTTAATGTATATAATACATGAGAAGTGCAACCTTGATGAGGTTGATAACACTGACCTGCCTAGAAATAGTTACGTGGTGGACTACTCCCATGAGGAGAAAGAGCATCACGATATTGTTGTAGCAATGTCAACAGTAGAAATATTTGATCACTACTATGATACCTACAAGGCAGGTCTTCAAAAGATAAGATACACTAAGGGAACTGTTAATTCTAAACTCTGGCAATCTCAACAACCTAAAAAACCACGTAAAAAATGAAACTCTTTGCCCTTGCACTGTCATTCTTGACAGTTGCACCAGACAGTTTTGATACTGCTGTTAAGAAAAAGGGATTTGGAAATAGGTTAGAAGAACTTAGAAGTATTAGTCAGTTAGAGTCACTACCTGAACGTCAGAATGGTAAACCTTATGATGGTCCTATCATAGACTCATTACAGCATGTCCACATAGGATATGGTAGGGTTGAAAATTGGGTGTCAACTAAGGGTAGGCAACCAGAAATAACTGCTAAAGATTTTCCAGGTATAATGAAGTCTGTTGATGTCAAGCATGCCATCACCATGGAGACACCTAGGATTAGTAAACTTGAAGGTGATGATGTAGCAATAGAATATGGTAAGAAACATACTACTTACTCAGCATTTTGTAGTCCACATTTTGTAGCAGATACAAAGTGGGATAAGAATAGGATGCTTAAGAAAGCACCATGGAGAATAGATCGTATTGATCAGAGACTTACAAATGGTGAGTGTATTGGTGTGGGTGAGGTAGGTATCATGCACTGGGATAAGACAGTAAAGTATAAACAACTTGGACTATCTGATAAACAGCACTCACAAAAGAAAGTTACTATTGATATTGACCACCCCAATTTACATAGAGTATTTGGTATAGTTAATAAGCATAGGGTTCCTATCTTCTTACATGTAGAACCATATAATTCTGCCATAGATGTGGATGATACACAGAAGTATATGGATTGGTACCAGGAAATTTGTAGAGAGTACCCACATGCAGACTTCATACTGTCACATAATAGTATGATGGAACCTGAGAAATTAGATGAAGTCTTTAAGCATTGTGATAACTTCTATTCACAGGTAAAGATTATGCAGCATGATACATGGAGATTCTATTGGAAGTTTCATGACCTACACATAGTTAATGACATGGACTATAGGTTTAAGGAAAGGTGGGCAAAGTTTATTGAGAAGTGGCCTGATAGAATGATGTATGGGTCTGATATTAAACAAAGACTCTTCCTTAAGAAACCTAATCATTACAGTACCTTAATAGGTAACGTAAGAACTATGGTAGGTGGACTAGACAAGGGTGTGCAAAAGAAATTCATGTATGGCAACGCAAAAAAAGTGTTCAATTTGAACATGTAAGCTTGACTATATAATATAACTGTGTTAGTATTAACACATACGTTCAACCTCATAAGAGGTCGCAAGTAAGCCGACTCGGAACGGATCGTTCATCCCATGCACGGACTTCTCCTTAGTCTTATAGCATTATCCAGTCCAATGGAGTGTGATTTTGCTAAAGATTTAATCAATAGAATCAGACCAACAGTTGAGCATCGTGCTGAAATTGTTGAGACGATACTAGAGAATACTGAGGAAGGGTGTGTGTTTGAGGACGCAGAAGTTGACTGAAGGAACGGGGCAAAAATCCCTACTACTTTGGAGAAACCCAATGGCACAAGTCACTTACCGTGGTGTTAAGTACGACACCAACGATAGCAAGCAAGTAAAAACACAGAAGGTTCAAGAGACCTACCGTGGAATCAAGTTCGAGAAAGAACTTGTTGCTTGAACAAAACTAAATAGTAACTTCGATAAGGGGGATGGTTGACATCCTCCTTTTTTTATCTTAAAATATCCATGAAATATAAAGAATCACTCAAGTTAATCAAGCATGCCCTTAAGCACCCTGAACTCTATGATGAAAAAGAACTTCACTATCTAAGAGAACAAAAGAAAAAACTTAAGAAGGCAAAGAAAAGACACCAATTCTATGACTGTAAAACTGATAACTCAGACTCCTGATGCTGAGAAGACCATAGCATACGTTGCTAGGGTATCTAACCCAAACAACCAAGACAATGAAAACTATGCAGGTCTTTTAAAGTATTGCATCAAGCATCAACACTGGTCTATATTTGAGCAAGCAAGTATGACTCTTGAGATAGAGACTACTAGAGGCATTGCTGCACAGATACTAAGGCACAGATCATTTACATTCCAAGAGTTCTCCCAGAGATATGCAGAGAGTACATCTCTAGGTGACATAGAACTACCTGAACTACGTAGACAGGACACAAAGAACCGTCAGAATTCTACTGATGATCTTGACCCAGAGACGGTTGATAAATTTAATAGACAGATGATTACTTTGTTTAGTTCTTCTAAGGCATTGTATGAATCTATGTTGAAGCAAGGTGTTGCTAAAGAGTGTGCTAGATTTGTTCTACCATTAGCTACTCCTACTCGGATATATATGACAGGATCTATACGTTCTTGGATTCATTATATCAATCTAAGATCTGCTAATGGTACTCAGAAAGAGCACATGTTAATAGCAGAAGAATGTAAAAAGATCTTCATTGAACAGTACCCTACAGTATCAGAAGCACTTGATTGGGAATGAACTTATTAACAGGTCCGACATATGATATACCACATGATCTTGACCCAGACCTGAAGAGGATTACACCTGAAGAGATAGCAACACACATACTACAACGTGATCCTGTTGCTATCTTTCAAGGAAGATCTGAAGCAGGACCAAGAGCATTAGGTAATAGATCTATATTATATGATCCACGTGATCCAGAAGCAAAGGAGAAGATGAATGCCCTTAAGGGTAGAGAATCTTTCAGACCTTTTGCTGCTACAGTATTACAAGAGTCTGCTAAAGACTGGTTTGATCTAGCAGGGATGGAAGAGACACCATCTATGATGTATGCATGTGATGCACTGGAAGTTATGCAGAATATAATACCTGGTGTCCTACACTTTAATACATGTAGGATACAGACACTAACAAGAGAACAGAACCCACTATACTATGATGTCATCAGAGCATTCTATAAGTATGTTAAAGTTCCTATGGTGTTCAACACATCATTTAATAAGGCAGGTGAACCACTGGTAGAGACACCACAGGATGCACTTGACACATTTTATAGTACAGATATTAAGGTGCTATACTTTCCTGAGATTCGTAGAGCAATCGTTAAACCATTTGAGGAACCATGAAGATACTTGGCATTAATATATCCAACAACGGTTCCATCTGTTACCTGAACAAAGGTAAGGTTGAGTTCTACCTTGAATCTGAAAGGATTTCAAGGAAGAAGATGGACTACAGAGTGGACGTACTATATCCTTTGATTAAAGACAAGAAGGTAGATGCTATTGCATTAGCAGATTCCTATTGGGTTCTACCTGAGAAGAAGATGCTTTCTACCAAAGACATCGAACATATTAAAAGGATGTTCCCTGATGCTAAGAGACTTGACTTCAGACAACAGCATCATCTAACTCATGTTGCATGTGGATTTTATAACTCAGGTTTTGAAGAGGCAGCATGTATTGTAGTAGATAGTAATGGTTCTATGCATGATGATGGTATGGAGATCGAAACTATCATGCATACTAAGACTGGTAGGAGATTTTATTGGAGAACATTACATAAGAAGTATCATACTGAACATGATATTGGTATAGGTAAATTATTTGAAGAGGTAGCAAAGCATTGTGGTTTCAATGGTGATGATGCTGGTAAGGTCATGGGTCTAGCACCTTATGGTAGGTGTAAGACAATAGATTTATATAATATGACTGAGTACACACCTAAAAACGATGCAGCCCACACTGTTCAGTCTATGTGGGAAAAAAGAGCAATCCAATTAGTTGAGTTGGCATTGAGTAAGAGTAAGTGTAATAACATAGTATTATCAGGTGGGTGCTTCCTAAATTGTGTAGTCAACTACAAGATCAAAAAGCATTTTCCTGGTATAAATCTTTATGTTGAACCCATAGCACATGATGGTGGTACTGCTATCGGTGCTGCATACCTAGCACATTATGACCCCAAGATTAAAGATACTTGATGTCAGTGCTACCATAGGCTGTAACTTACAGTGTAAGGGTTGCAATCATTTCAGTAATTATTTCGCACCAGGCTCTAAGGTTGGTACTGATGTACTACTTGAAGACCTAGATAAAATACTACCACGTATAGATATTGAAAGGATATCTATTATAGGTGGAGAACCTTTACTCAATCCTAGATGTGAGGAGATTGTCAATGCATGTAGATCACGTAGTGATAATGCTGTCTATCTTTATTCCAATGGGTTACTACTCTTACAGAATGAAGACTGGATCAAAAGAGTACTAGAGGATCCAAAGATATACTTAAGGATAAGTATTCATCTACCAGAGATAGAAGATATCATTAGAAAGTTTAATCATCCCAAGGTACTGGTGACCGAACACCATACTGGAAAGGATAGGTGGTTCAATAGTATAAAGAAGAAGGACAATAAAGTATATCCTTACAACCATAATAGTATTAGTAAAAGTTATAACGCTTGCTCATGTCCTAATGCTCAGTTATATAATAGTAAGTTGTGGAAGTGTCCTAACACTGCATTTCTAAGGGAGTTATTGTCAGTCACAGAACAGGAAGACGACCCACAATGGCAAGAGTATATTGTAGATGGTGTCTCGGTTGACTGTAGCGATGAGGATTTGACAAAGTTTTGTAGGGGTAGTACAATACCTGATAAGGTTTGCAACATGTGTACTGCTCGACCACTACATTTCAGTGCTGCTATCCAACAAAAGGTAAAACGTAAAGTTATCATTACCAAATAAATACTACACATTGTTAACATCACATGCCTACATATCCAGTTAAAAATTTGAAGACAGGTGACACCAAAGAGTTATCCATGTCTATGAAGGAGTATGATACTTGGAGAAAGGAGAACCCTGATTGGGATAAAGATTGGGCAGCAGGCTCAGGTGGAGTAGTCAGTGGTACGGGAGATGTTTATAGTAAGACAGATGGTGGATGGAATGAAGTTCTATCTAAGGTAAGTCAAGTACCTGGTTCTAAAGTTAAGCCACAGAATGGAAGGTACTTGTAATGCCAGCAAGAAAGAAACGTACAACTACAGCATCTAAACTTGCTGACATGTCTGATCGTCAACTTAGAAGGAAGAAACCTTTTAATACTGACATGATGATAGACATTAACCCTGTCACTGATAATCAGAGAAAGGTATTTGATTCCTACAAAGAAGGAAAGAATGTCTATGCTTATGGTGCTGCTGGTACAGGTAAAACATTTATCATGTTATACCTAGCACTACAAGAAGTTCTTAACCCTATGACACCCTACAATAGGGTTGTAGTAGTAAGATCTTTAGTATCTACTAGGGAGATTGGGTTTCTACCTGGTGACCATGAAGATAAGTCTATGCTATACCAGATTCCTTATAAGAATATGGTTAAGTATATGTTTGAACTACCTACAGACCAAGACTTTGAAATGTTATGGGGTAACCTAAAGGCACAGGAGTCTGTTAAGTTCTGGAGTACATCATTCATACGTGGTACTACACTTGATGATTGTATTATTATTGTGGACGAGTCACAAAACTTGAACTTTCACGAGTTAGATAGTATAATAACAAGAGTTGGTGAAAACTGTAAGATAATGTTCTGCGGTGACGCAGCACAGACTGATCTTACAAAGACCAATGAGAAGAATGGTATTCTAGACTTCATGAAGATCCTTTCAGCAATGCCTGAGTTTGATTCAATAGAATTTTCTGTTGATGACATCGTTAGATCTGGTTTAGTTAAGAGTTACATTCTTAATAAAATTGAACTAGGTTTGTAATGTTCCAGCACAAAGATATAGAACTCCCTGCCCTGAGTAGGAAGACTATAGATGGTGTACGTTATTATGATGTAGATGATAAACCTTTAGTGTCTATCACATCTGTTACTTCATGGTATAATAGACAGATCTTTATTGACTGGCGTAAGCGAGTAGGTGAAGAGGAAGCTAACAGAGTCACCAAGAGATCTACTAGCAGGGGTACTAAAGTACACACCCTGATAGAGAATCATTTACTCAACAAAGAAGTAGAACCTGACACACCTGGTTCTAAGATGTTATTTAAACAAGCAATCAAAACGCTTGACAATATAGATAACATCTATGCTCTTGAGAAGAGTTTATATTCTAAAGAACTTGGAGTTGCTGGAACTGTAGACTGCATAGCAGAATACAAAGGTGAGTTAGCAATCATTGACTTCAAGACAGCAGCAAAACCTAAACCTAGGGATTGGATCGAGAACTATTTTGTACAGGCAGCAGCTTATGCATGTATGTTCTATGAGTTGACTGACATACCCGTAAAGAAACTTGTTATCATCATGACATGTGAGAATGGTGAGGTCAAAGTTTACGAGGAGTATGATAAGAAAACTTACATGCAAAAACTAATCAAGTACATTGAAAAATTTATCACGGAGAAACTCAATGAGTATCAAGAAAAAGGCTGAGATGAAAGCAGTTATTAAATCAAAGTTTCTATGTCAGGATAAGTTTTCCAATGACATAGAGACCTTGGTGAAAGAGAATGCTGGTATGAATTACATAGAGGCTGTCTGTCACTACTGTGAACAGAATGGTATAGAGATTGAATCTGTTAACAAGTTGATATCTAAACCATTGAAGGAGAAGTTAAAGATGAATGCTTCTAACCTTAACTATCTAAAGAGAACTACACGTGCTAAGCTTGCTCTATGAATCCCTTTGAGACCTACCAATTATACCTATCCTTGAGGAATCATTTTACTAAGGATAGTTATGACTACTTCAAGTTTAAAGGTAAAGTTAGTGCTAATATAAACTCATTCTATAAGAGAAAGGATCGTTACTTCTTTGAGATGATGTCGAGGAAGTATGATGACAAGGAACTCAAGCGTTATTTCTTGGCAAACTTTGCAACCATGGATGAGATATCATATGCTATAGCAGAGATGAAGTTGAAGGGTGAGTTAAACTATAAAGCATGGGAGCATACAAGACAAAGTTTATTCTATAAGTTTAAGCAAGAGTCTCATACTATGATGGAACAGTATGACTATGAAGAGTTCTTTGATGCTAGTAAAGGTCACCCACCTATATTAAAGGAGCATCTTGCAGGTAATATATCTTTAGAAAACATGGTGATATATGATTACTGCTTTGATTATGTAAAAGATTATGACAAGTTATTAGATGATCCCGTATGGAAACTGGTTGGTAGGAAGATTAAGAAGTATAAACCCTTTCTAAATATTAACAAATCTAAATATAAAAATCATTTAATCCAACAGGTACAAGAAAACTATGTCTAGATTCTTTGATTCAGAACAGGTTAAAGAAAGTATGGAAGAGATCTTCCAACTTCAGACTGATCTGTATAATACTATTAAAGATGTGGGTAACCTACAAGCCCTTGACATGTTTGAACATATTGATAAACTGAAAGAGTTATTAGAGAAGCAGCAAGTAATGTTTACTCGCATGTCTTTATCCGATGATGAAGAAGCAAAGCAGATGAAGGTAAAGTTACTTGAACAGAGTAAGAAGATGGGATTTGGTGACACTGATATGAATACTATATTCATACACATGAAACAAACACTTGAAAAATTACAGGAAGGATTACATGAATGATGACTGGTGCTGTGTAAAAGAAATGTGTATCGAGGAGACTAGAATGCTCCACGATATAGTGTCAGACTATCTGCCATTGTGTAAAGATATAGAACAAAAAGCATACCTATTATCTTTAAAAGAAAACTTAAGTGCCATGATTTTAGACCATACGTACCAGTGTCAGTAAGTCCACACTGAACTAAGCAATTATACCCAAACTGTGCTATAAATAATATATGTTCTGGGATTGAAAGATCATGCCCCATTATACTGTTGGCTATCACGATAGTCAGGAAAATCTCTATGAGATTTGCGAGTATGCACACGACTCGTACGAAGCAATAACACATGCAAAAGAAGACGTGCCTGAGTTACAAGCACATCCAAACGCTGTTGACTTCT